CTTTCCTTCTATTTCTAAACCTCTCGATGTGATTGTAAGCGATGTAGCTTTACCGATTGGCTTATTATAGTCGTGATTAAATAATAAAATTGGATTTTTCTGGTAATTATCAAGTCCGCCCTTTTTCCAGGCTGAACTTTCAATAATATCTCCAGATCTATCAGTATCTACTGTACTTGCATACCCTCGAATTTTAATACTTCCATCGTCTTCATCTTCGTGATAGCTCTTGAAAGTAGATGTAATATTAAAAATCTTAGTATTCATATCATCTACATTTTTACTAGACATAGGGTGTTCCTCTGGAAGTAGATCGGTATCGTGTTTTCCGCTTCTATACTTCCCAGTTCTTAAGGCGTATAAAAAACTATTTACTCGTCCTAAGCCCCACTGTTCTGGACTTTGGACGTTTGGCCTTACAGATTGTGGGTTAGTGTAATATGCACCTACCCCTCGTTTAAATACTGATACTAAAGTTCTGGTAGAAGTTCTTTTCGAGGCGGTATCTCCATACTTATCATTATGCTCTTTTGCTTTCGCCTGTAATCCTTTTCGGATTGCTTCTGTAACTTCTCCTCTTGGAGCTTTTTCTTCTGCTTCGAGTATAGCATCTCCAAAAATATCTAAAATAAAATTATACTCATAAGACGACAAACCATCAAATGCAAGATCTAAATCCATTTCTCTTGAGTGATCTTCTTCGTCTTTTGCAAATTCTATAATATAAGATCCGTCTGTCTCGGTTACTCCAACAATGTGCTTTTCTAATGATTTACCTTCCTCTCTATCGATTCTGGCTCTCATTTTTCTAGACCACGAAAAACCTGCATCCCCTCCCCAAAGTGCCCAAGCAATTCTACCTGCACTCGGGTATCCTTCTTCACCAGGAGAAAATCCTTGACCTTGTTTATCTACTTCGTGCCTACTAAAAAATGAAAACATTCTTTTTACAGTAGAAGGAGAAAGATTTTCTTTACTAATTATTTGATTAGCTCTGGCAACACCTACTAAGGTTCCGCCTCTGTTAAACTCTTTTCTCCACTCTAAGCCTCTACGCGCTTCAGTTGCCATTGAGTCAGTAGGGATGAATTTTAAATCAGAAAGAGCTTTTGACTCCCTTTCTTCCCACTGAGTGTAGCATACTGCTGCTCTCTGTCTAGCATTGCCGTATTCTTCGCCCATTTTAGGGTCAGACATACAGCGAGCCATAAACTCGTCTTGATTCTCTTCTTCTCCTGGTCTTGGTAATGGCATTATTCTTCGCCCTGGGTAGTAGGCCTACCCCCTTGAGAAGGATTAGCCGCTGATCCAGTACCTGCAATATTTGCAGGAATTCTAATATCGTCGTTTCCTGGAATAGCTGGCATTCTCATAGCCTGTCTAGCTTCATTTGGAGTCATAATCCCACCATTTACCAGAGTAGCATAGTAAGATGCTTGATCTTGTAGTTCTGGTTGTAGTGCAGGAATATTACTGACATCCTCTTTTAAACTAAATCCAAAATATCTTTCAAAAGCAAAATTAATCTTTCTCACAATAGGCAGTACAGTTTCTAAGTAAAAGAGTCTGTGATTTGGCCTAATATTTGCATTGTTTCCGCTATCTAACAGAATGGGCGGAACTCCTAATGCTTCAAGAATAATCTTTTCGTTTTCTTTAATAGAGTCTTGAAAATCTAGCTCTCTGAAGTTTACTTCATTTAAGCTATCAACTTCAATACCTCCGTCAAGAATTAAAGGTCTGTACCCTCCTGTATCTGGATTGTACTTGGCCCTCCAAGACATTAACATTCTTTCTTTAATTTTCTCACTTAAAGTATTTGGAGTTTTAAGTACTAATCCTGGAACTGCTCCATTCTTGAAAAAGTTTTCTTGAAATTTTCTCATAGAGCCCAGCAGTTGAATTCTCTTAAATGCTGGCTTTAGTCTTGGAATACCTCTATAAATAGAATTGAAAGAGTTTTCTTTAATATGAATAACTTCTGCAGGAGAATAGTCTAATTTACTATCATAAACAAAAGACTTAATATACGTTCTTTCGTCTGTTTCAATTTCTATGTTTCTTGCAGGAAGATGATAAAGATGTGCTCCATCAAAATATACGAAAATATTTCCATCAATAAGAAGATCTATAACTAAATTTCTTTTAAAAGTATTAATATCCTGAAAAGGATTAGGTTCTACATTTAAAAGCTGATCTACTCTTGACCTTCTTACGTTTTTTACTACAGGAGTTAGATTTACTTTTTCTCCTACATCAACAGGTATTTCTGCAACATCGTCTACGATTAAATTTACTGCCCTGTTTACTACTTCGATTTGCTCATAAGCATTTGCGTAATTGATGTAGTTTTCTGTAGTGCCTAAAGAAAATCCTTCTTCCCTAGAAATAAACATCTGAGCAGGGTTTAATTTTTCTTCTACGTCCTCCTTTGGAGTTCTTGAAAATAAATTATTATACCAAGCCATATTTATCTCTTTGTTTAACTACCCAGCGTTTTTGTTTCTCTGCTGTAACTAGCTTGGGTCTTTTTCCGTATATAGAATGAAGTTTTAAATGATGAGAATGACAAAGAGTTACTGCTTCATCATACAACTCGGTTAAATGGTCCTCGATAAAAATATCTCTTTGAACTAAAATATCTTCTTCGGTTTTTATTACTACTCTATTATTCTTTATCCACTGTTCAAGTAGTTCTGTTAAACCAAAAAAATGATGAAAGTCTAATTCGTCATTTGTACCACAGATAAAGCATTTAGAGTCTTTTTTGTACTTTGCTTTCGCCCTGTCTCTAACGTACTTTATTAAATCTCTTTTTAGGTCCATGGTATTATGCCGTATTAAAAAAAATTATATCATCGAAGTAAACTAAAAGTCAAGAGATATTTTTCTTTGGTATCTTAAAATCCAGTTGACTGAGTTTCAAAAGTATACAGTGCGTAACGAATTGCATCTGCCATGTGAGAAAACCTATCATGCTTTGGTTTCTCTCTTAAAAGGTTGGGGTTAGGATCCCATTGGTATTGATCTAGGCTTTCTAGAGAATGAATACACTTTTGATTAACTAGTAATTTATTACCATCTACTACACTAGCAACTTTTCCAATACCGTCAAGAACTGACTTCTTTGCATTTATAGTAGAAATATCATAGTTTTGAGCAAAGTCATATCTTGTTTGCTGAGCAGCAGAATCTATATAGATATAGTCTATATTCCACTTCTGTATATATTTTTGAATTTCTTCTGCGTGTTGTTCTGTAGTTTTTTCTGCCTCTAAGTATTCATCTAGCAAATAATAAGTTTCCGTGTCCCAATCATAACCAAAAACACAAAAAGCCGTAGGATCTTTATACCCAACATCTAGCCCCGCAAATATATCCATTTTACTAGTGTCTAATCTTTCGGTATCCATTACACACTTTTCAAAATTAAAACTCCAGATCTGACCTTCATAAGTATTAAAATCTGCTAAGTATTCTTGAGCAAATTCTGCTTGAGACATTGCTTTTTTAGCTTCATCAATATCTGACTGGTGCATTCTAGGGTTTTCATGGTATGTTGCTCTGACAGAGACCCAATCTGGATATTCTTCGTTAAATCCACGATAAAAGAATTCTGCGAACCAATTATTTCTTCCTCGTGGTGTAGAGATAAATAATGCTTTACTATTTGGTTTATCAAGGGTCGGACGAAGGGCAACATTAAATGCCTCTCTTCCGTGTGTCAAAGCAGCTTCGTCAAAAATAATTAAATCATAACTTCTACCAACCACCGAGTCTACCTGATTTACGGAGCCCATACGAATAGTGGAATTATTAGAAAGCTCTATAACTCTATCCTTTGCATTATCTCGTATTACTTCTAAGTCAAAATGTTTAATCAAGTTTCTTTGTAAGTCAAAAGAAATTTGAGACAAAGAATAATTAGGAGACATTAATAAAACGTGAGATCCAGGTACTAATACACATAGTTGCCCAATAATATTTGCTATATATGTCTTTCCTTGTCTTCTAGACACGGCCCCACATACAAACCTATATTTGGGGTTATTAATAGCATTTATAACAGCCATCTGAGATGCTATAGGATCAACTCCTAAAAGCTCTAGGTACCCTTCAACCGGCAGCTTTAAAAATCTTTCTTCTGTAGAGTAATTCATTAATTGATTACCTACAATATCTGATCTACTTATTTCCAACATATTTTACAACTCTAAAAGGTAAAGGCCCCGAAGGGCCTATATTAAGGGTGACAAAGTCTCCATTGAATCTCTGCTTGCTTTCTAGACGTAAACCTATACCTAGCTCCCCTAAACATAAAAACATAATTGCCCCTAATTTTTTGAATTTCTTTATTCATAAGATCTTCTTTTGCTTTATCAGGGCTTGGAGAATCAGTTTTCACAGAAGGAGTAACTGCAGGCTTTAATACCTCAGGCTTAACTACTTTAGTTTCATATGTAGTTTCCATTATTTACCTCCTTTTTCCTCAACAGCGGGAGCAGCCGGGGCAGGAGGAGCTTCGCCTTTTTCTTTTGCCTTTCCAACATTTAAAGCAAATAAATCTACGAAATAGTAGAGTTTTGCTACAAAAGCATCGTCTTTAGGTGTAGGGGTAGTAGCAGCAACTGCAGAAGCTACTGTAACTGCCATTGTCAACCAAGAAACAATTTCCATAATATCCATATTTTTCTCCTATGAACTTGTGGTGATAATAGTAACTATTACACCAAGTAAAAATAAAATTACAGCACCGCCAACTTGTAGCTGACGACTTTCCATTCGATCTAGCTTAGAGTCGATATCTTCTAGCCTATTGAAAGTTGTCTTCCATCGCTCTTCGCACTGGACATCATGAGCGTTGAAATCCATGCGTAGTTCAATTAACTCTCTTTCATCCGAAGTCTTATCCATTATTCTCTCCAAGGAGGGGGCATCGTATCGTGAAGACAGTTATCACAACCACAGTGACAATTAGTCTCACAGTGGCACTCATGTCCGCAGATATTACAACTAGTACTTATTTCTTCCATAATTTTTCCTTATTTCTTACCAACTGCATCAGCAGCAAAAAAGGCAGAAACCAGAACTGCAATTGAAGCAAAATAAGTTGGGGCAATATCTCCAATCAAATTTGCAGCAGTATCGAGCCCAAAGGCAGAAGTTAAAAAGATACCGAAGGGATAAAGTAAAAGACCAAAGAGAGAGAACCAAGCCATCTTTCGGATCGCGTCGCGCTGCGCATCTTTATCTTCGAGTTCTTTTCGCTTAAACTCTAAATACATTTGATGTTCTTCAGGAGTTACTACTCCATCACCGTTTGTATCTGCTGGGTGAAACCCATTTTCTTGTCCACTCATTTTTATCTCTCCTAATTTGCCAGAGGATTGTCTAAAGCCTGTTGTAGCTTTTTATTCAATCTATCCTCTAAAGCATCCATTGCGAGTTTGTTGTCGCTTGCTAAACTATCACGTTTGTTATCAAAACGTTCTTGTGCTTTATCAATCATATCACGAACTAAATCATCGTTCTCACGCTGAACTCGTTCGACACGATCTACGTCACTCTGCATACTGCGAATCTGATCTCGCAAGTCTCCTTTAATACTATTCGCATAATCAATTGCTTCGTCGAGTTTTGTTTCAATTACATCGTTTCGAGCAGCAATTGCATCGGTATCAATATTTTGGATAATTTCTTTCATATCCATATAATCTTTATAAACTTCGAAGCCGCCCCAGGCTGCACCTCCAAGTGTAGATAATGCGGTAACAAGTGCGAAGGCTTTACCTCCTGTGAAAGACATACCACCAAACTCAATAGTGGTCTTTTCGTCTTCTTCAGCCATACTTAATTCTCAAACTGTAATTCTCGCAAATTTACAATTTCTTGGCGCAGTTTTTGCAGCTCTAACTCTTTCTTTTCAATTTCTAGTTTATATAATTTATTACAATTTAATCGTTCTTTTGGTCCACCAATCGGAATATTAATTTTTCCATATACACCGACATCTTTCGTAAAATTATCTGAGTCTAGTGGAATTGGCTGACCATAAACATTGTTTAAGTATTGATCTTCACTACTTACTAAAGCTACAACCCCAAACTCAACACTTGTCCCTGATCCAATAGCCATAGCACAATCTACACCATCCGATGATCTTATCCGGTCTTGCTGAAAAGTTCGAGAGGTATTTGGAATATTTAAATTCAAAGAATTACTTTCCCCAAATACGAAACAACTAAATAAACTTAATAGTAATACTAAATACTTCACTTCTTAATCTTCGAACAAATTCTCGAAGACACATGAGGGGTTACACCAGGGCTTGTGCTTCGAATTATTTTCGATTTTGAGCAAATATACATTGCGTCTGCCAAGTGTTCTTCTCTAATATAAAACTCAATAACTTCTGTGGTAAGATACGGAATCTTTTCCACTCTTCTAGGAGTAGCAAATATTACTGGGTCCCAGTTCTTGTCAAATACCCCAAATTCATAGTATTGTATTTCAGGGCGCTTGTTAAAAAGTTTTAAAGTAGTAGTCCATACTCCTGCCATAAATGACTGTCGCATTTCCGGATATGCCGGTGTAAACTCATGTGCTTCTACTGTACCAACAAAAAATAATAATATTATAAGGCTACGCATTCTGCACTTACCACAGCAGAATAGGTGCCAGCGGGAAATGCTTTTTGATACCCATATTCTGCGGTTGAATCAACTTTAAACCAAGTGCTTCCAGCAACTGTAAGTTCAAACTCGGTTGTATTATTAAACTCTACTTTATTTGTGTCATAGCCGGACATTCCAGTGTCGGAAGTATCTGCTACAGAAACATCACCCGTCCACGTTACCGTATCAGTTAAAGTAGGGGCGGAAGTAAACTCAATCGGATAGTCGATAGATGCCTTGTAATAGTTTGCACTAATTACATCATATCGAATAATCGGAAGAACACCACCATCTGTGGCAGCATTGCTCAACTTATAAGGAACGGGGTTTCCATATACCCCTGTTGTATCTGTAGTGATTACACACTTTGCTTCTACTGTTCCTTCAATCGGCGTTTCATTTGCTGTAGCTGAAAAAGCTACGATTGTAGCCAAAAGAGAAAAAATGATTTTCATAAATACTCCTATTTATTATATTGAGATTCTACCATCTCTTGGTGTAGCAGTTGTTGAGCTAGCCCGACCCGTTTTCCTGCTGGGTTTGTTGTCGGCATTTTGGCGTCTTCTAGTTTTATAGTCTCTCGATACACTTTGCCTGCTAATTCGTTGCTATAACTGGTGGGCAGCTGTAGTGCTGTAAGTTCCGCAAATTTTGCTACGGCAATGGCATCCGCAATAGTTGCGTTTACGCCTCCAAGCAATTTTTCAAGAGAATCGAGTTTCTCCATTCTCTCACGATCTTCTTCCTCTTGATCTTCTTCGTCTTCTTCCGCTTTTCTGTCTAGTTCTGCTTGTATGAATTCATCGTCAAGAGGATCTTTTACATACTGCATTGGATCAAATCCAGCAAGCAGCGAATAGTCTATGTAACCAGGGCAGATAGGGTCGGACTGAGGATCAAAGCATGGCTCGTAAGAGTAGTTGTAAATTACAACAGGTTCTTCTACCCAACCATTGCCTTCTACTTCAATCGATCCTGCTCCCCAATATTGAATTGGTATGTTACTGACTGGAACAAGTTTATTGATTGAGTTTCCAGGAACACCACTCCAGTCATCGCTTTCTCTAAAAATATATCCACTGCCCAGTGCATTTTCATTTTGTATATGCACAATCATATCATCCTCTGTATTTTTCACAGCGGTATATTGATAAATGACTCCACTAACAACAAGACCGGCTTGCTGAGGTAATACATTTTGCATTACCCAGTTTAAGCCAAAAGCGGCGGCATTCTGTGTCTGTCCGTATACTGTATCAGAGTAAGAGTAAGAACAGTATACTAGCAACCCCAGCGCCACCAAGCATTGTCTTAGTGCCATCGCTCATTCCTTTTTCTTCACCACTTGGCTGCCTTTCTTCGTCTGCTAACCAAGCGGCCTTCGCCGCATCTCCAATCATTCCTTGGTAGGGGCACGGAGTTCCTGCATCCATCATCGCGTCAAATACACGTTTATCCTGACACATTGTCGATACGGCTGCGACTTTCATTCCCATATCGAAGAGCACTTTTGCGTTCTTCAATCTCTCACAGTTCATATCTCGAATAGTCTTTCCCGCTGAAAGACCAAGAATCTGCGTCTGAACCGCACCCGCTACACCTACCGTACAAAGATCGCTATTCGCGTTATTCATTGTAGGCAATATCGCTGAAGGCGGCGGCGAGTTCAAAGTCGTCTCAGTCACAGACTGAGTAGTTACAGTGCTATTCGTTGTCGCGTCTGTGCGAATTACATCCTCTTCTGCGAAGGACATTGCGGAATACAAAAGAAATATTCCTATAAAGTATTTTACCATGTAAATCTAATCTCAGTCTCTAATTTTGACTTCGGATTGAAGTCTCTTTCTTTCTTTGTCTCTAATTTACCCTTTACTACTAGATTATCTGACAATCTAGACTTATATCCTGCTTCCCAGGAAGATCCTCCGGTCATATGACCGCCTTCTATATACACATTTCCTCCGGTTAAGTTCTTTTTCTCCCAGCCGAAGCGAGTATGATTAGTCTGATCAGAAACTGACCAGTTTTTATAAGATACTTCTGACTTAATTTCTATGTAAGGACCTGCATTCGCAGAAAAACAAAGGAAAAACAGACACAATGCTCTAAACATCTGATGATTTCACTAACTTTTCCATTAGTGCTCCATAATTTCCTTGCCCAAATGGAGCTTCACCTTGAATAAGTACATTATTTTGAGTACGAATTGACCCAACAGATGCTTTTTCCAGCTCTGCCTGAGCCTTAATCTCATCCATTCTCATTTTATGAGCCATTTGAAGTAAATCTGCTAAGTCTTTGTTCGTGTACATCTCTGTTTCTTCTACTTCTTGAATTTTTTTATCAATCAAAGTGTCCAAAACTGACGCAAGTTTGAATTTATTTCTGTAACCTGCGTCAAGATATACTGAATCAATATATTTCTTTACTTCTCGTTTATTTAAATATTCAACAACTTGGTCTTTTGGAATACCTAAACCCGAACTAACAGCATTTACATCGCCAACCTCTAAATAAGTATTAGCGATTTCTATCCCTTCAGGGCTAATTCGTGTTGATACTTCTTTACTCATGGTCACATTGTAGCATTATTGACAACAAAATGTCAAGAACTATTTTTTTAGTGGATATAAATAAAAAATTTGAGCCATACATACCCATGGATCGAGTATAATTTTAAAAAATTTTCATAAAGAGTAGGAAAACTTTTACGGTCGGAACGTAGATTTTTATAAAATTTTTATATTTTGAAAATCAAAAAATTTTTCTTGACAAACAGAGTTGAATAAGTTATAATAGCGCCTGTATCGATTTTGAAAATTCCCAAGTTGTACGTGAAGAAGAGCCCCGCGCGGCCGCCCATTCACCAGTCTTATAACACCCCTCTAGGCACATAAGCCTTAGTGATGCGCGCGCAAAGTTGGCACGATATCTGCTTAAGAGAAGAGCGCGAAAATCTCCATTAAACCTCCATTTTCTTTGCAGGCGTTTTCCATAATTATGCGCGAGAATAGGCACATCAATTAAGGAAATAAAGAAATGATTAGCTACACGATAGACCACTTCAACAAGCCTAGCTGCATGAGCCCTCACGCGGTGCAAGCCACGCGCTATAGAATCGAAGCGCACAACATCCGCAACGCAATGCGGAAGCTTTGGGATGACCACCGCGTCAACCTTGTTAATGGTGACTCTATCATCTGGCAAGATGAGAATCACAATTTCCACCGTTTAATGATTAACCAATAAGGGGGCCCCATTCTTGAAAATCTGGAATATATTATATTCCGTTTTTTCTCTCGACTTTTTCGGAAATATCCGGATAATAGGTAACATCAAACACACACTAAGAGGAAACAAAACTATGACTAAATACACCGATGCAATGGTTGCACAAATCACGGCTCAACAGCCTCTCAATCTTGACAAGGCAAAAGCTCTTGCTGCCTCTTTCGGTATGCCTGGCAAGCACCGCTCAGTAATAAGCAAGGCAATCTCGCTTGGCCTTGCTTATGAATCAGCACAGCCAACTCGCAAGAATGGCGATGCTATCGCTAAGAAAAGCGAGACTGTCGCTACAATCGCTGGATTGCTACACTTGCCAGAGCATCACCTTGCTGGTCTGGAGAAAGCAACACGCGCAAGCCTAGAAAAGCTGCGCGATCAGCTAATGGAGGAGATCAGCTAATGCTGGTCAATCTGTCGGCTTGGATCGGTACCGCGCTCATGGGCGCGGCTCCCTTTCTGATTGACTCACCAACAGGTAAGATCATGGCGATTCTTGGGCTGGCGCTGCTATGCTTGCAAGCCTATGACAAGAAATGCTACAATCTCATCATCTTAAACTTAATCGGAATTTTTGGCTATGCTTCGCACTTTTATCTTTGACCTCGACGGAACGACCGTCAACTCTAACCACCGACTCGGCGAGACTCTCGCGGATTGGCGGCGCATGAATACTCCCGCCAACATTATGCGGGACACTCCGCTACCGTTAGCGGAGCAATTACGTCACGCAATCCGCGAGGGTCTTGATTGCGTTATTCTGACTTCTCGCGTTTTGGGAACTGCGGACAAAACTTGGCTCGCACATCATGGCATGATGGCTCCGCTGATTTTATCGCGTCATCCTAGCGACACTCGACCCGCTGGAGAATATAAACTTGCGAAGATGGCGGAGCTTGCGGTCCGCAAAAAAATGACCTTCGCTGACCTTCGCGCATCTTCTGTCCTTTGGGATGATGATGTTGATGTGCAGCAAACCTTGCGCGGCGCTGGATTCCGCGTAATTGATCCGGTACAATATAACCAACGAAACGAGGCGGCATAAAATGAGAAAGCCAAACACCACCTTAGACACCGAATGCGTCGGCTTGCAAGGCTACGTTTACGATATCGCATGGGCAAACACTGCCAGCAAAAAAGGCGAAATTGTCTTGCAAAAAAATTATTTGGTGCAAGAGATTTTCACTAACCCTAAAAAAATGATGGGCGCTTTTTACGCTTCTAAACTTTTCACACATTACGCTCCAATGCTAGAGCGCGGAGAGATCACGATGCGACCTTGGCTCGAAGTCATCGAAGAATTGCGCGACGATATGCGCGAGCATGGAACAAAAATTCTCTCCGCATACAATGCCGGTTTTGACCTTCGCGTCATTCAGCAAACGCACGAATCACTCGGGCATGATGGCCTCGCGCTCGACCTTGACGGAATTGATCTTCTGGATATCTGGCAATTCGCTTGTGAGACTAAACTAAATTCTGCGACCTACAAAAAATTGGCTCGCGAGCTTGGCTGGATTACACCAAAGAAAAACATCAAGACCGGCGCAGAATTTGCGTTCCGCTTCACGAGCGGTGACTGGGCCTTTATCGAAGAGCACACCGCGCTCTCTGATACTTTGATTGAGGTTGAAATACTCGCGGCTTGCTTTGCAACCAAGAAAAAAATCCCGTATAATATTATCAACGCAGCACCTTGGAGGATCGTCAACAATGGCTAAAAAACTCGCGGGCTTTGCTTTCAAAGCATATTTGATTTATTCGGTGGCAGCGGATATAATCGTCATCTCTGGCATCATCTACTTAATATTCGGAGGCTAAAATGCTGAAAGATCAACAAGCAAGACTTAATCAAATTCTCGACTCACGCGGGCATGGCGGCGTTGCCGTCATTCTCGAAGGGCGAGATACTGCGGGCAAATCGTCAACCATTCGCGAGCTGACGCATTACATGAACCCGCAAAAATACAGCGTTCATCTGTCGCGCAAGCCTAGCAAGCGCACGATGAAAAATTGGCTCGGCTATTGGTCCGGCAGAATGCCCGCCGCTAATCAGATCGTTTTTTATGATCGAAGCTGGTATTCTCGCGCAATGGTTCAGAAAATGAACGGCTGGTGTTCTGATAAGCAATATCAGAATTTTCTGAAAAACCATAAGGCATGGGAGCAAGCGCAGGGCTTGCGCTTTGTTAAATTCTGGCTCTCGATCTCTGAAGAGGAACAGCGAGCGCGAATTGAGAAGCGCAAATCTTCACCGCTGACTTATTGGAAATTTTCAGAAAATGACGAAAACGCGCTCTCATATTATGACCGCATGACGCTTCTGAAAGAGCGGGTCATTGATTCAGACTGGCACGTTATCGACTACAACGATAAACGCCAGGGCATTCTGGATCTGACCACCCGCCTCTGTGATGTGCTCGATTCTTAAGCACATTTCATGCCAACTTTGGACCCGCCTCGCGCGGGTCTTTTTTTGCCCCAAACGCAAATGAGAATCATTCTCATTTGGGCGCGC